TAGTATAATATCCTCTGGTATATCGGTCATCGCAACTAACAGAGAAGATGTCTGGTCTATGTTTGATTTAAAATTTTGTTTTTGTAATCGGTTTAACTTCATTAATCCGCTTAAACTAACATCCATCCACCCAGACGGCAGATCGAAAGTTGTATCGTCGATTTTTATCTTTGTCATACTCTAAATATATTTTTTTTATTTTTTGTTTTTCATATTATATATTATATTCAAAAAGCGTGTTTTAGTCGTTTTCTATCCAATATAAAATGGTAATCTATCTTTCGGTTTATTCACCTTATAGTTATATACAGCATATCTTAAAGCATCCAGGGCGTCATCATTTAGTTTAACCGGCTCATCTATTATTTGTTCCTTAATCGTTTTCCAACAATACAATCTATACTCCCTCATTAGATTAACACTATCAAGATGTATAAACACCTCGGTTGATTTAACGCTGTCTATTCCTTCCTTAACATTTTTAAGAGCACCTGAAGCTCTATTGAACCCTTCTCGTCTAAATTCTTCTACCACGTCCGGTCGGGCCGCGTCGATATATAAGTTCTTGCTTTTATCAAGTCCTAAAATCTTAACATTATTCATAAAATCACTTATAGTTAATTTGCTACTATAAATCAACTCCTTCGTATATACTCTATTACCTACGAACTTACTCTCCAAGAGAACCATCGCGTGATTGTACCCGACATCACAAGAATAAACTATATCATCATAGTTAATCGGTTCGTCTGTATATTGTTTAAAGTGAGAATATATTCTTGTAGTAGATGTCGGTCTTTCACCTAATGCGTATATCTTGTAGTAGTTCTCATCTACGTTAATTAAGTTCTCGATATATTCAACCTGTTGCTTCTCCAAGAACGGATTGTCCTTATAGGTAGATTTTATTAGTATGGCCTTATCATCCTTAACAACATCATAAATAAAATGGTCTGTATCGGATGGATTAAAATCTATAAAAATCTTTCCGCTGGTTCTTAAAACGAGTTGAACGAACTCTGTCTGGTCCAACTCATTTGCTTCATTACAGAAAAGAACGTCCCTCTTCTTTCCTCTTAACTTCTGGTCGTTGTCGGCTCCAAAGAACTCGAAGAACGATCCATTACTAAAAGTATAACAAGAACTTGATTTATTATGGTTCTGTTTGTCGTATATGTTATATTCAACTAACAAATCAAAAAAGTCCTTCATAATCGACTTAACAGATGGTAGTGTCTTTCTAACAATTGATATATCCAACTTCTGCTGCATACCTATAACTATCAAACATTGTAAGATTGATATACTCTTGCTTGAACGAGAGCCTCCTTGATTAACGATATATCTTATATCTTCCTCGTTATACGAGTTCCAGTTCTTTTCAAATACGGATGTATGTTTAATCTCTAAACTCCTCGCCATCTATATCATCTTTGTTTTTAATATGTATGAGCTTGATTTCGGTGATAGATTTTCCGTCGGATGTTATATCCATACTTTCACTATAACCTCTCTTCCTACCTCTATATTTCATATAGAAAAGTATTGAACGCTCCGAACCCTCCTTAATCTTTTTAAGTAGTTGGTTCTCCGCAAAATCTAAAGTGATTTCGTGTATATCATCTACCGCCTTTTTAAAATCAGGATCGGTGTTATAGTAGTTATAGAACTGATTTCTACTTATACCAACGTCCTTACAAGCCGGTGTAACAATTCCTAATGTTTTCTCTAATGCTTCAAGAAGCAACTTCTTATGTAGTTCTGGATTGTATTTCATAGTTTTTATAATTTTGTGAAAGCCTTGAGTGGATAAAAAATTAATGAATTTCTGTACCCTCCCTTTGCTTTTGCTTTTATCGGCGTTACTCCGTGTATATTCTTCCAAGCTGGATAAACCAGTATTGAGTTGTTTCTGCTATCCATAGTTGCTCCGTAATCTGGTATGTGTAGATTACCTCCATCTGCGTTCAACCGCTTCGTTATAATAACATTAACGGCTCCGACTATATTACCCGTGTCTCTATGAAATGGAGCCGATATATTATAGTTAGAAATGGAGCTTGTAAATAATCTACCGAACTTCCACTCATCTGGTACGGCTTCAAACAACTTTGATTGTCTATAAAATTGTTCTGGTAGTATTGACCTTATAAGTTCTTCCGACTCTTGAGCCAACATTAACATAGCTCTTATAAATGTTTTAGATTCCGGGTTGGAGTGTATAGATGAGATTGACGGGTATGGCCTTCTCATATGAGGTCTTGGAGGGGTTGAACCTAAAATTGTAGAGTACTGACTAACTCTCGGTGCTTTCGTCCCGTCCTTTTGTAGCCTCTCTCCCGATGTTCTATTCATAGCCGATTTATTAACCCTATTAGATCTAAATTCAGCGTTTGCTATATCAGCCAACTTAATCATATCTTCCGACATTTTTGAAATGTAAAATCCGATAGCCTCTCCATCTTCATAGAATATACAATCTTCCGTTATATTCGGTTCGTAATCACCACAAACATCACCTACCTTGATTTGATGTTCTACTTTAATTAATTCTAATCTTTTCATACTTCTGTTTCTTTTTTTATTATATTATAAAAATCATTTCTAACATCTTCCAAAGGTCTGTTATTATCAAGAAAGATTACCTTTCCGTACTTCATAGAACTTTTTAAAAATGATTGATGACTTTTTAATTTCGCGTTGTAAGTATCAATGTTTATAACTCTTCCTCTCTTAGCAACTCTAATGCTGTTCTCTTCAAAAGATGTTTTTAGATATATTACTACTATATTAAAGTTTTTAGAGAACGCCTTCAAATCTACCAACTGACAATAATAAACTCCTGTTAAGATTATGTTTTTATCAGGGTGTCTATTTAGTACCTCTCTAACTCCGTCCTTTCCTCCAGTATAACCTGAAAGGCTGTCGGCTCCTATAATCTTTTTTCCTGCTACATATAGATTGTTTTTAATCTTTAATAAAATCTCATCAACCTCCGATATAACTTCGTTCTTAACAATTGAACTCTTTCCGACTCCGAAATTTCCGACTAAAAAAAACATTGTTCCTCGTTTCATATTTATCTATTTAATTTTTTAAGGTATGAGATTGTAATACTTAGCCAACCTCTCGTCTTTTTTTATTTTTCTTAATTTTTCTAAGTCCTCCTGTGGTTTATATTTTTTATGTTTAAAAGAGTGATACTTACATAAAAGAGTTTCTACCTCCAATATATTATTCGGGTCAAAGTACTCCGTTTTTTCGATGGTTTTTAACCTACTTCGAGCCTCCGATAAATGTTTTAAAAATAAATTTTTATTTTTTTTATAGATTTCGGTATTTTCGGGACAATTATTTAACATTAATAAACCCTTCAACGGGTATTCATAAGCAAGTAAAAATGTTTCGGGGCTGTATCTCATCCTTATATCAAAGACCTTCTCCATTATATCAGCCGTCTTCCAACAGGCCCAGTCTCCCATTCCTTTTATCTTTTTAAAATTCTCCCTAAATGTTAGATAATCGACCCTGTTAAATTTTTTTAAACTATCGAGGGTTAATCTTTCCAAATTATTACTCCAATCTTGGTAGAACCTCTTCGACTTTCTACGCTCCGCTCCAAATTTTATTTCACTTTCTGGTATTAGATTCTCTGTTATAAGTAGTTCGGAATGTAGATTGTATATAAGTATTTTCTTTTTATATAACTCAAAGGTTCTATCAACCCCGTAAATTTTTTTATAATTAATCATAAAAATATAATCCGGGTCTATGTCGCCTGTATCTATAACTTCTCTTGAAAAGGTTTCAAAGTCCATATTACTCTTTTAATTTTTCTTCCTTCGATTTTTCTTCCTTCAACTTCTCCATTAAAAACATACCGATATATAAACCTTTCTCTCTCCAGTACTTAACAAGCTCCGATGCTTCTTCGTAATGTTGTTGTTCGTACTCTATTTGTATAGCCTTTCTTAATCCGTTCTTCATTTCCTCCAAGTTTTTATTAAACTCTTCATCATCTTCCGAAGAACCTAACGCTGAATAATCTACATCAACATCCATTTCAATAACATCCAGACCCCACTCCTCTAACTCTTCTACTTCCCACTCGTTGTTTATAATGTCCCAGTCCCACTCTCCATAACCTACATTGTCTTTAACTATAAACTCTTTCTTCTTGTCTTCCGACAGATTCTCAAATTTTATTATAGCAACTTCTTTAAGTCCTGCTTCTAAACAAGCCTTCAATCTCATATTACCTCCGAGTACTACCATATCATCATCAACTACAATCGGTCTAACTTCAAGCATTTCCGGAAAGTCCTTAATGCTCTTAACAAGTTTTTTAAACTTATCATCTTTTATAACTCTCGGGTTGTTCGGGTTCATCTTAACATTTGTAATCTTCGTGTTTTCTATTATCATATTCTTTTTTATTTTTTATATTAACTCGTAGTATGTAATTAACATCACATACAAATTGTTATTCACTACCAGTTGTAGGTTCTCCACCTTTGCTTCCTTTAAGAACTTTTGTACTTCCCTTTCCAGACCCGACAGGCTCGTTGATTGTATCAATTTTATTTTCATCTTGTAATGGATTTTTTTCTACATAGTTTATTAAATCATAAATTGCTTCTCTTATAGAGTTCGGACACTCCCAACATATATTCTTTTTTAAATGTCCGCAGTACTTCCCGTGCATTGACCTTGCGAAATCTACATCCCTACCTGTTATTCGGTCTCTAAATTTTAAATTGTTAATCTTGTTGTAATCTTCTTTCATAATCATTTAATTTTTTTTTAAGTTCGGAATACATAAGTTTAAAATAACTTACACACTTACAATCTACATAACCCTTAACGTTATCGTCGTGTCCGAATATATCTATATATGCTTTTAATATAAGTGGTTCTAAAGATGGTGGAATACCTCCACGGGCATCCACCATCTTGATAAGGTCTTTGTATTTTTCAATCATATCCTTATTATGTTAAAGTTTCTGTCATATACATCAGCAACAAAACTTGCTGCGATTGCAATGATTATATTTTGATCGTAATAAAAACATAAAAATAATCCAACATAAAATGATGCGCATTTTATACAACTAAATATTTGATTTATATACTTATAAATACCATAATCTTTAAAAGTGTTTATTATCCATTTGAAAATTGGATAATTTACTATAAACCAACCTATTAATATACTTGTTAATACTAATTTTAATTCTATCATATACCTTTATAATTTTTTAAACTTCTCGTATTTTTCATAACTATCTATTCTCGCCTCAGCAATCTTAAAATATTCAGGGTCCATTTCCATACCAATGAATCTAAAACCTTCAAGTTGTGCTGATATACCAGTTGAACCCGAACCCATAAACGGATCTAAAACTATTCCACCGGTTGGTGTTATTAATCTACATAAATAAGCCATCAAGTTAATCGGCTTCAAAGTCGGGTGCCCGTTCTTATCTACCAACCCCATATTCCTCTCAGCCTTTGATACTTTCGCTTGATAAAAAAATCTGGATGCTCCGCCTCCATCACCATATCCTTTTAATGTAGTGTCTTCATTTTGAAATTTACCATAACAACTACCTTGATAACCATTAGCAGTTTTATTTTTTTTGTGATGAGGCTTAACTTCACCTGACTTTAAGTATCCTGTTTGTTCATCTAATAAACGACACGGACAATTCGGATCATCGTGACTTATACTATCATCACATATACACTCTAAAATTATATTGGCTGGAAAACGACCTTCGTGTTCTGGTAATACAACTTTATTCTTATTCATAAATATACCACCATCATTATCACGGATTTGTTCTTTCATAATCTCACTTCCAACCCTACAACCATCTATATTAATTCCACCAGTTCCCCACTTCAAAACATTTTCAGCAACTGATTTCTCACTTAAAGGTTTTCTTGCAACACAAATAGGTTCGTTTGCTGGTTTAAGCGCAGTTCCCCAACCTTCATATTCATTTTTAGATTTATATTCAACACTATCGTATCTTCTACCACTTCCAGTTCCATTATAATTATCTATGCCAACACTATTTACAACTCTCATACTATTCTTTGGTATTTCTAATCCACTTAGTTTATCTACAGCCTTTCCGATGTTATGCGACTTCGGAAAACCACTACCATAGATCCACTGGATTTGATCTCTAATCTCAAATCCAGCGTCCTCTATATTAACTACCATACGATGATACGTACGAGTACCTCCAAACGATAAAACGTGTCCTCCGGGTTTCAAAACTCTATAAACTTCTTTCCAGAACTCTATGGATGGTACATCATAGTCCCACTTTTTATTCATAAATGATAATCCATAAGGCGGATCCGTAACTACACTATCTACCGAGTTGTCTGGTAGTTTTTTAAGCGACTCTATATTATCACCTAACATTAACTTTCTTTTTTTCATATTCCTAATTCTTTTTTTAAACTTAACATCGTACCTTTAACCGAGTTATAAACGTACATATGGTCCATCTTTAAATCATCTGTTAAACTATACATCTTCTCAATGTTTCTATAACTTAAACCTTTAATTGTTTTTTCCTTCTCATCACACCACCAGTTATAGTAATATGACCTAAACAAGAAAGCGTCGAACCAATTAACCTTACTAACTAAAAACTTTTCAACTTTAATATAAACTTCGTCCTCGTCGATTTCGTCCTCCTTCTCAAAAATAAAATCGTTCTCAAAAGTAATATAACTTCTATACATCTTATAAAATTCGCTCGTTGAAGATTGGTACTGGTTCTTTAAGTACCCATAACAATAAAAAAGTAGTTGTTTTCTTTCTATAAGTCCAACCAGTTTATCTTCTTCCATCTCAAGTAGATATAGTATCAACTCTTGCTTCAAGTCGTCTCTAAACCTTTTATTCGGACAGATTTTATCTAACATAGCGTCCAGCTGAGAACTCTCGTAGAAATTAATTAACTTACTCTTCCAATCCATTACCGATGTTATTTTTTTCGTTGAAAGAATCTATAAAATTTTTAAAGTTACTACACATTTCATATTCCTCTGTTTTAATCAAGTACTGAAATAATTTCATATAAAACTCCGTAATGTAATCGTACGATTTGTTTATCTTCTCAATGTTCTCCGAGCACTCTAACATACCTTCAAAGTAATCTAAAAAGGACTCACTAAAACTCTCAATGTTCTTTTGTGATAGTGTAGTACCTGTACTTAAAATTTTACTCATCAAGAGCATCGCCGACATATAACCGAATATGTTTCGGTCCTCGGATTTTGTTTCATCAAGAAATTCAGGCATATCAGATGCAATTACATCAATCATCATATCTATT